AACAAGAATGGCAGGTAACATACTGGATGCCTGATCCATTCTGTATCAGATACCCACGACCAAACTATCAGCATACTATGAAGGCGAATGAAGGTTCTCCTAAAACTGACAATGCTACTGATAGTAGACCAAGAGATTTTCCAGATCAAGCAACGAATAGACTTGAGAGAACATTATGAAAATGTGGGAGACAGAATGCTCTGGGTGTGGTAAAATGGTTCCAGCGAATCAAACACCTCAAGTTGGATGCTATGTCCCGTCCGAGAAAAGATACAAGAATTCGTTATGTAAACCTTGCTGGGTGAAAAAGAACAATGGACAAAATTGATACTCAAGGCATGAGTCTTCCTGGTAAATCAAAGAAACCAAGTAGTTATGCTCCTATGCCAGTAAAGCCCCGTACAATCTTTACACCAGAAGAACGTATAGAGTTGAAACAAATTATTCATGAGGCACTTGACGAGAGGGAGAAAGCATGAAGTTTAAAGCATTAGTATTCATCCGACTACGATCACAGGTTGATGACTCACCTGGCAACGCCGTGAGGGATGGTAGTAGGCGATTGTCTGAGTTAGATATCAAGAAACTTAGACTTGGTAAGGTGATTGATATTTGGTTGGAAGCAGAGAGTAGAGAGTATGCTGAGAAGGAACTTGAAATGCTATCTGATCGTTTCTATGCTAATACAGTCATGGAAGATTGGGATTATGAACTGACTGAGATTGACGCTTTCCCTAAAGGTATTGAATAATGGATGATTTTAACACACCAGGATCTAATAAATCTTGGATGGATGAGGGTTTCAAGAAATTTATAGTTGAGCATCAACTAAGTAATGTTGTAAATATATTAGATGCTGATATCAAACGGTGTCGTGTTTATAACAGCGACAATCGAGATGAAGTGCATCACCAAATAACTATCACATATAGACAAAACAAATGACAGCAGTAATTTACACTAACGGAAATCAAGAGTGTGAGCGTCTGGCCATGCTTCTCATGTCAATGGATGGAGAATTTTTGGAGTATAAACTAAATAATCATTTTACACAAAGATCTTTTGAAGCAGAGTTTGGATCGAATGCTGAATATCCACAGGTTTCCATTGATACTAAACACATCGGTGGTCTGAAAGATGTGCTACACTACCTAAAAGAAAACCATTTTCTCCATGAAAGTCCCGAATTGGCAGCATCACTCTAAGAAGAGTCAAAAGAGAAAACTCAAACCGCAGGCGATGAGATCTCGTCGCGCTGCCTTGAGCCACTTTAAAAAGTGTCACAGTACCTCGCCTAAAAAGCGAGGTTCTTTTGTATACTACGTTCATACGAAACAAATCAATGGCAGTCTCTCACGAAATCAAATCTCAACTTGCCAAACTTCTAGCAACTGAAGATCTGGTTGTTGAGCATAAGAAAGTTCGTACTGCTTCCTTTAACGTCCACACACGGGTCCTAACTCTTCCTATGTGGGAAAAGGCGTCTAATATCGTTTATGATCTTCTGGTGGGTCATGAAGTGGGCCATGCATTGTATACTCCTGATATAGATTGGAGTAAAGACCGAGTTATCCCACCATCTTTTGTAAATATTGTTGAAGATGCTCGTATCGAAAAGATGATGAAGCGTCGTTATGGTGGTCTATCTAAAACTTTCTTCGCTGGTTATCAAGAACTTTCAGACGAAGATTTTTTTGAAGTTGAAGATGAAGATATCAGTAAAATGAGTCTTGCAGATCGTGCAAATTTATACTTCAAAATTGGAAACTATATTGATATTCCTTTTGCTAATCAGGAGGAGGATCGCCTGATCCAAGCAGTTGCAAATTGTGAAACATTTGATGATGTTCTTGATGTGTCCGAAGAAATTTATAATTACTGTAAAGAGACTCAAGAAAATAATTCTGTAGATTTAAAACCAACATCACAAAATCAAGACCCTAATGGTCAACAGGATAGTGATCAACAGCAAGATAAAGAATGGTTTACTGAAGAAAATCCTGATGAAAAGGGTGAAGAATTAGAAAGAACTGATCCAGATCTTGATACTCCAAGTTATCAGCAGGAAGATCAACCCTCTGATAATGAACCAGAAGTTAAGACTGATGCAGCTTTCGATAAAAATATTGAAGATCTTATTGATGATTTATCTACCACTGAGAATAATTATGTTGAACTTCCAAAACTTGATCTGGATAAAATCATTATAGATGCTACAAAGTTTCATGAATATCTAAACAAATCTTTTGATGATATGCAAGAAGAATCTGATAGTAGACATATCATGTATGAAAGAACTCCAGTTAATATCTATGAAATAGCTGATACTCAGTACAAAACATTTAAAAAATCTGCTCAGAAAGAAGTCAGTTATCTTGTAAAAGAATTTGAATGTAAAAAATCTGCTGCTTCTTATTCCCGAGCAACTACTGCTCGTACTGGAGTTTTAGATTGTTCCAAACTACACACCTATAAGTACAACGAAGATCTCTTTAAGAAAGTTACAACTCTTGCTGATGGTAAGAACCATGGTTTGGTGTTTGTTCTTGATTGGAGTGGTTCAATGTCAGGAACTCTTTTGGACACTATCAAACAACTATTCAACTTGATTTGGTTTTGTAAAAAAACTAATATTCCTTTTGAAGTCTATGCGTTCACTAACAACTGGAGAGAACCTGATCCTAATCGCAACGGATATTTTAAAATCCCAGACCCATCTTATGAATTGAAAGATGGTATTCTACAAGTCAGTAAAGACTTTAATTTACTTAATATGCTCAGTAATAGAATCAAAACTTCCGAGTTTGAAAATTGTATGAAAAATGTCTGGAGACTTTGTGCTGCATATAGTAATACATCTAGCATGTATGATGTTCCATCTCATGCTGGATTATCTGGAACACCTCTCAATGAAGCAATTGTTTGCCTAAATCAAATTCTTCCAGACTTTAAAAAGAAAAACAAACTTGAAAAAGTTCAATGTGTTATTTTGACTGATGGTGAAGCTCATCCACTAAATCGTCACGTTGAAATTTCATATGCATACAATAAAGCAGAAAGTTTTATTGGCACTAGGTCTGTTTATCCTAATGCAACTTTCCTTCGTGATCGTAAACTTGGCAGGACCTATTCTTTTGGTTATGGGTATCATAAGTTCACGGAAACTCTTTTGAATAATCTTCGTGATCGTTATCCAGATATTAACTTTATTGGTATTCGTGTTCTTGCTCCTCGCGAAGCATGGAAGTTCATGCGTATGTATCTAAACTCTGACGAGTTTCTTGATGCTGAAAAATCTTGGAAAAAGAATCGTAGTTTTGCTATGAAAGATGTAGGATACACTGCATACTTTGGGCTCTCCTCAAATGGACTTTCCCAGAATTCTGAATTTGAAGTTAAAGACAAAGCAACTAAAGGTCAAATCCGAAGTGCATTCAAGAAGTCTTTAAACTCCAAGAAAATGAACAAGAAAGTTCTTTCAGAATTCATCTCCCTTGTCTGCTGAACCAGTTGGGGAACTGGCGGCCACGCCTCCATTCCCACCCATCATCCGTTATAATAAGTACATCAAACAAACCATCAATGTCAATTTCTTCCGAGTACATCGTTTCATCTCTTCAGCAAATCTATGGAGACAACATTTCTTCTGGAGATTTACGTGCATGGTCTGCACTAAATGGAGTTAGTTATCAAACTATCACTAGTAAACTTGCTGATCGTAAAGTTGGCCGTGGTAAGTGGAACCTGACTGTTGACGAAGTACGGGATCAACTAGAAACTCAATTTCCCGAACGGGAAGAAATGAATCTTATTCCTGCCAAAGATGATAGTTTTGTCCCGTTCGGGAACTTTAAAGATCTTAAAAAAATTATTAACTCTCGTAGTTTTTATCCAACGTTCATTACTGGTCTTTCTGGTAATGGTAAAACTTTCTCTGTGGAGCAAGTATGTGCTGCTCTAAATAGGGAATTGATTCGGGTAAACATTACCATTGAAACCGACGAGGATGATCTTATTGGTGGGTTCCGTCTTGTTAACGGCGAAACTGTTTGGCATAATGGTCCTGTCATCGAAGCTTTGGAACGTGGAGCTGTGTTGCTTCTAGATGAGGTTGACCTTGCATCGAATAAAATCCTCTGTCTCCAATCTATCCTTGAAGGCAAAGGTGTCTTCTTGAAGAAGATTAGTAAGTATGTAAAACCTGCTGCTGGTTTCAACATCATTGCTACTGCTAATACTAAAGGTAAGGGATCTGAGGATGGTCGGTTTATTGGAACCAATGTTCTTAATGAAGCTTTCCTTGAGAGGTTCCCTGTAACATTTGAACAGGAGTATCCTCATCCTGCAACAGAACAAAAGATTCTTTCTTCTATGATTGATGATACTCAATTCTGTAAGAATCTTGTAGATTGGGCAGACATCATCCGTAAAACATTCTTTGACGGAGGTGTTGAAGAAGTGATCAGTACACGTCGTTTAGTTCATATTGTTCGAGCCTATATGATCTTTAGTGATAAGGCAAAAGCAATTCAAGTTTGTCTGAATCGTTTTGATGACGAAACCAAGCAAGCATTCTTGGAACTCTATGACAAAGTTGATGCTGACTTCCAAATGGCATCTGATGGTAGCATCGATACAATTGACAACACTACTAACTTCTGATATAAAATGATGGAAGTATCTCAAAAAGCACCAGAGGTATGGTATATTAAAAATATCTTTAGTGATGATATGTTTAATGATGTTGTTACAGAGTTTTTGCCAGAATATTCTCAGTGGGTTTTTGACAAACATCAAAACCGCACTGATCCATTATTTGGTGAACTCATGTGTACTCATGATCATACAGATAACTGGTCCTACAGTACAAATTTTCAACTTATCAAATCTGCAACTACTGCCAAACTCAAAGTTCAAAAGATTTTGAAAAGAGATTTGGAACTCTGTAGGGTCAACACTAACATTCATTTTCACGGCCAAGACTCTGCATTTCATAATGATGCTGAGGATTCTACTATTAAAATCTGGACATGTGTTGTCTTTACTGAGTTTGACTGGGATTCAACTTGGGGTGGCCACATAGAAATTCAAAGTGGAGATGACTACATTACACTGCCATATATTCCTAATTGTGCTGTTCTATTAAATGGTCACTTAGAACACAGAGGACTAGCTCCAAATAGATTTGCTATACACGAAAGAAAAACACTTGCTTTTTTATGGAAAGAGGTGTAGAATATGACCAACTCTTGGAGTCTGCTTTACGAAGAAATGATGAACAACAATGATGAAGACAAAATCATTCTTAATGATGATCCCCTAGATAAACTTGCAAATGAAACATATGACCAATTTTCTTCTACCTTTACTGATACTCTGACTGAAAAGATAAAAAAAGATAATCGTTTTAAGTATAGTGAAGATGCCATACTTAAAGAACTTCAAGAGTATATTGCTGGCACATATAACCAGCACTACTCTGCTGGAAGTGATAAGATTCAAACTCTTGATCTTATTGAAGCCTGTGGTGATGGGGAACCATTCTGTCGATCCAATATCCTCAAGTACGCATCACGATACGACAAGAAGGGCACTGCCCGTCGTGATATCATGAAGATCTTGCATTATGCTGTGCTTCTGCTACATTTCAATGATCAGAACGCCACCCGTGAAACCTACCCTCAATGAATATGAAACTTTCCAAACAGACCATTGCTATCCTCAGCAACTATTCGGATATCAATCAATCTATTTTAGTTAAGCAGGGTAACAAACTTCGTACTATTTCAGTGATGAAGAACATCCTGGCAGAAGCTGAAGTTGAAGAAGAGTTTCCCAAAGACTTTGCTATCTACGATCTACCACAGTTCTTAAAAGTTCTTCGTTTGCACCAAGATCCTGAACTTGATTTCAAAGAAGACAACTATGTCACCATTAGAGAAGGACGTAATCGTTCACGTTACTTCTTTGCTGATCCTAATGTAATCGTATCTCCTCCAGAGAAGCAACTCAATCTTCCCAGTGAGGATATTACATTTCAGTTTAACCAAAATCATTTGAGTCAACTTCTACAGGCAGCTAATACTCTTGATCTACCTGATCTTGCAGTTATTGGTAGTTCTGGTGTGGTTCGTCTTTCAGTTCGTGATAAGAAGAATGATACTTCAAACGATCACTCAATTGTAGTTGGTGAAACTGATAAAGAATTTAGTTTCAATTTTAAAGTTGAGAATATCAAAATTCTTCCTGGAAACTATACTGTCACCATCTCTAGCAAGTGTTTATCAAAGTTTACAAACACAGTTGAGTCACAAGAACTTGACTACTTCATTGCGCTTGAACCCGATTCAGTCTATAATGGATGATGAAGAGAGTGGCACGTATTTGGAAATACTCCTTAGGGAGTTTTTCCGATGACAAAACCAAACCCTACGACAATTACGTAGCTGGTATACGGTCTATCATTGTCCTCTCTTATCTTGTCACTAACTGTTTTATTATTAGCGGAGTAATCCGCCATTGGAACGACAATGAACATCTTCGCAACAGACCCCAGTCCATGGAGATCAGCACAGGTTCTTCCCGACAAACACATTGTTAAGATGCCCCTAGAGACCTGTCAGATGCTTGCTATCGTATGCTCTGACAGATGGGGCCATAACTTCGGCACTCTTCCCAAAGCAGACGGTACTCCCTATGCTACTGAGAAGGGTGCTTTTCGTAACCACCCATGCACCAAGTGGGCGAAT